CACTTTCAAAAGTCCCTGAACTTCCCAACGAATCCGCAATTAAATATTCTGCCCATGCGGGGAAGGATGAGAAGCTTCGACCAAGGTTCGACTCGAGCGCCAGCGAGAGAGCGTTGCCGCAGGCAACGACCCGAAGGGCGAAGCGCGCAGCGCTGAGTAATCCTTCCCCCACCACCATCACTTTTCAAAAGTCCGTAAACTCTCAAACGAATCCGCAATTAAATATTCTGCCCAAGCGGGGAAGGATGAGAAGCTTCGACCAAGGTTCGACTTGAGCGCCAGCGAGAGAGCGTTGCCGCAGGCAACGACCCGAAGGGCGAAGCGCGCAGCGCTGA